CGGAGGAATCTTTAAAATTTTATCGCGGGATTAGCCATCCTACAATGTTGCAGCTCGTGTGTTCGAACGTGCAAAAGATCGTGCAAACGGTCCAAATGGCAGACAAGGCGCGAAAGCACTTTGACAACTTTGGCCTATCGCTATCAACCGCCATGGTTGTAGGATATGGTTGCAGACGTCACTTGCGTTCAGCGTTGCCAAACATTGTGAAGGGGGGAATTGCGGTTGCAGTTGTTGCGGGTGCAGTATGTGTCGCCAAGAGTTACTTGGACGTCACTCCTGTGGCAGATGATGCAATTGAATTCCTGTGCAGTGGACATGATGATCGATTGGCTGAGGAATGCTTAACCGATGTGCCGCTTGATAGCAGCACGTTGCAGAGTGGTACCATTCCAGTCGATATTGGGTTCATGGCAGAGTGGAATGCGGGCGAAGGACTCGCTTCCGGTTCAGACGATTTAGTCACGAACGAAGTTGTTGCTGGCGCAACTACCGACGAAGGTGTCGGACCCAGTAGTCATGACGACACTCCAAAAGAGGACGGACCTGCCAAGGTCATTAATGCCACCAAACCATTAGAGGCACGTCACTCAAGGGCTTTGTTAGGATACGGAAACAAGATGACCTATAGTCGTCGAGTCTTCGATGCATGCAAGGCTAAATTTGGTACCCCAAAGAACACTGAGGCGAACTTTAAGTCAGTCTGGAGATTTGCAGCAACTATGATGAAGGATCATGGGTTGCGACCAGCTCACCAGGCGGAAATTTTGCCACTGATTGTCACGAAAGTGTTCGTACCCACGCTGGAAGAGCTAACTGCTCAGAAACAGGTTGGTGCGTACAAGAAGATGATCGAGGGTAAGTTCGACGAACAGTTGAGTACATGGGAACGGTGGACAAGGAAGTGTCGCCGTTTGTTCCAGCTCGAATAGGGGCGCCAGACCAAGGTGCACGATAGTGTGGTATACAAGGTACCCAGCGTTGGCCATTCCCCGTCGGAAGACACATGGGAGGCACTTCGCAAAGAGGACCCTAACTACGCTAGTTTGGCCGTGCACTGGAGGTTGGAGGCCGAGAAGGAAAGAGCTGTGTATATTGTGGGTGGTATTGGTAATGATGACCGTACCCTATGCACAAACGCAGCTGATGTCATGACAACGTGTGCCGCTATTGCTGAGCGTATGATCTATGCGAAGATTGGTGGCAAACTGCTAAAGAGAGCGGGTCGGAGTAAAGAGTACTTCGATGGAATATTAGGTGGTTTCAAGAAATTGGTGGTAAAGGCAGCAGGCCGCACTTTCCACCCTGTATCGCCACAAGAATTTGTGGACAGCTACACGGGTCGAAAGCGCACGCTATACGCTAACTACCTTGAAGACTACTTGGAGAGTGGTGTGCAACGGATGCATGCTATTTTTCGGACTTTTATGAAGGTTGAGAAAGTACCTACCGGAAAGTCACCCAGAACCATCCAACCGCGAAGTCCGATTTACAACATCGGGCTTGGCCGTTACCTCAAGCATGCTGAGAAGCCGATTTTTCGTGCAATCTCACGTGTTTTTGGACAAAAGTATACGGTATTCAAAGGATTGAATGCGGTTGAAATGGGCACTGAATTGAGAAAGTTGTGGGAACACTTCGAAGACCCGGTTGCATTAGGCATTGACGCTTCGCGTTTTGATGCTAGTGTTGATATCGGACTATTGGAGCATGAACATTCCCTATACAACATGCTTTTCCATGATAAGGAGTTGAGCAGATTGCTAAGGATGCAGTTGCACAATGTTGGAGTTGCGTACTGCCACGACGGCATCGTTAGATATACGGTGTCTGGAGGTCGTGGTAGTGGCGACATGAACACTTCGCTTGGGAATAGCTATATCATGTGTGCCCTAATTTGGGTTTGGCTCCAGAGGATTGGAGTGAACGCAAAATTGGCCAATAATGGCGACGACTGTGTTGTCATTATGGAACGAGGTGATCAGGCGCGGTTTGAGGAAGGATTTGCTGAGTATGCAGCTTCGCTCGGATTCGTGATGGTGGTGGAAGACGCAGTGGATGAGTTCGAATTAATCGAGTTTTGCCAAACTCACCCTGTCTGGGACGGGGTAAAATGGCGCATGGTAAGGAACTTTGATACGGCACGCGAGAAGGATTCGATGTGTCTGTTCCCCTTGGAGACACCCGGTGCAATCGGGTCGTGGTTGTATGCAGTCGGAGAGTGTGGTATGGCACTGACTGCCGGCATTCCTGTTTTCCAGGAGATGTACCAAGCGTTCATGAGGAATGGTAAGCCAAGTAAGATGAGTGAATCTGTGTTCATGCAGAGTGGTGCTAGGATGATGAGTGCCGGTATGGACGGAAAGTGGGTTGAGGTGTCAACAGAGGCGAGAGTGTCGTTCTTTTCCGCTTTCGGGGTAACCCCAGATGAACAAGTCGCGTTGGAGGAATACTATAGGTCGTGGACCCTTAGTCCAACTGTGGTCGTGGTGGATAGCATTGGTGATGTGGATGGAAGTCCCATGTAGCGGCGTTGATAAATATATCGACAGCCTAGAGAAAAATTTATCGAAAAGAAAATTCCCGTAAAGATGACGGGGAAGAGAAACAACAAATTGCGAGTGAAAATTGTAGCGAAGAAGGCTACGAAGAAAAAGAATGAGGTCACAAGGCTCGGAGCAGCGCTACGTACGTTGGGAGGACTTGGGGGTGGAGCGGTGGGCTCCCTCTTTGGAAACCCGGCGACAGGCAGTACTATTGGTACTGGTCTTGGTGCGGCTCTCAGCCGCTGGCTTGGTAGTGGTGACTACAAAGTGGCTAGCAACACAGTGGTGTCACAATCACTGAAAGGCAATGCCAGCGTGCCAAGTATGCATGCAGAAGGACAGTCTGTCATTGTCCGACACAAAGAGTATGTGACAGAAGTGCGAGGAAACAGTTCCTTCATGGTGCGGGGATCCTACGACATCAACCCTGGGCGAGCGGAAACGTTCCCCTGGCTTGCCGGTGTCGCCGCTAGATTCCAAGAGTACAAGATCCGGGGTCTTGTGTGGCATTACGTTCCGACCAGTGGCACAGCGGTGACCGGTACCAACCCAGCGTTAGGTTCCGTGATGCTGCAAACGTCATACCGGTCCAACGATGCTCCACCAGCCAATAAGATGGAAGTACTCAACGAGTATTGGAGTAGTGAGGCGTTGCCGAGTGAGGCATTCTGCCATCCAATTGAGTGCGATCCGAAGGAAAATCCATTCAACATCCAGTACGTACGCACTGATTCGGTGCCAGCCGGGGACAGTAAACTACTGTACGATCTTGGTACCACGCACTTATGTGTTTCGGGTCAACAGACAAATGACGCGGTCCTTGGGGACTTATGGTGCACATACGAGATTGAGCTAAAGAAGCCTATCGTTTCAAGTAACGTCACGTCGGTCGCGCGATCGGCGGCCTTGGCGTACACAGGAACCATGGATTTGAATAGTTGGTTTAATGGAACTGAGGTTAACTTTGGTACATTGGCAGTC